AGACTGTAAATTTTCAATAGGTTCTCCGGTGGCTTCTATGGCAAGGGTTCTTAACTCGCATTTGTTCGTTAGTTACAAATTTTAAAAAAGTGTCGCATAGGTCAAACCCCTGATAAATATACCTTATATTCCAGTATGCGACAAAGTGCGACAAAATAAATATAAGTGTCGCACCCTCTAAATAATTCCGTATAATATAGAAAATCAAAATAATCATCATGAATACAGAATCGTCTAAGAAAATATTCACCGCCTTTATTTTGTTGGTTTTGGTTTGGGTGTCGATTACATGTATGATACAAACCTTTAAAAATCCTGAGCTAACACAAACCGAATTGTTTTTAAGAATTCCAAAATCAGCATTATTAAACTTTGCAAATTAAAACCATGAAAGAATTTATTATGCACCTTTTTAGTTTTGAATATTTCCTTTGGCTTTCTGCCGTTTGCTTTTGGATGCAATTGTCCTTTTTAGTATTTGGTCTACTGTGGACTCCTGTCAAAAACTTCTTTTCGTGGATTGATCACTTTTACTGGGCATTAGCATGGGCGTGGTATCCGATTGAAAAAATTAAAGAGAGACACCCTGTCATGCTTAAAAATGTTCAGGAGTGCAGTAGTTCAGAAGATATAATGAGATCATTCAAGTATAAATTTGTTGTTTGGGTTTGCGAAAGGAGATTAAAATGACAACCGACCTAATATCTCAACGTGAATTTGCAAAGCGTATCGGAGTCGATGAAAGAAAAGTAAGATACTTCATAGGCAAAGGAAAGCTTTCCAAGTGCGTCAAGTACGATGAAAAAGGAAAGCCTCAAATTTCTTATGCCATAGGAATAGAAGAAGCCGAAAGTGTTGGATTGATAAAAGTAAAATCAACAAAGCCGGTAAAAGCGGTTAAGCCTGCAAAAGTTGAAAGCAAAGATGAACCTGTTTTGGAATTTGCGGACGGCTCAAATTTACCTTACAACGAAGCAATCCGAAAGAAAGAAAACTACATTGCTAAACTGAAAGAACTTGAATTTAAAAAACTCGAAGGTGAATTAGTGGTTCGCGAAATTGTATTCTCTCAATTATTTGATTTCCACAAACTGATTAAAAATAATCTTCTGGCAATTCCCGATCGGATAACGGATGATCTTATGGCGCTGACAGACCGAAACGAATTCTATAAACTTCTGTATGATTCGATAGCCAACGAACTCGAGTTTTTGAGCGATGTTAATAATGTAAATCTGAAAGATGATTGAAATCTTAGGTGCGATAAGTTCATTAAAACCTGAACCTCGATTGCTTGTTTCTGAGTGGGCCGATCAAAATAGAATCCTTTCTTCCAGTTCGGCAAGCGAACCAGGCAAATGGCGAACATCACGCACTCCGTATTTGAAAAAAGTAATGGATTGCCTTTCTGTTTATTCCAGTTACAAAAAAGTAGTTGTAATGAAAGGCGCTCAGTTGGGATTCACAGAGGCGGGTAATAATTGGATCGGTTATATTATCGACAATTCACCGGCGCCAACGTTGATGGTTCAACCTACCGACTCAACAATGAAACGTAATTCAAAGATGCGAATTGCGCCAATGATTGAAGCCTCTCCATCCCTCAGAACGAAAGTTTCATTAGCCAAAAGTCGAAGCGGTGAAAATACCATCGAACAGAAAAACTTCCCGGGTGGGATCTTGCTCATGGCCGGCGCAAATAGTCCAGTTGGTTTGCGATCTGTTCCAATCAAAAATTTATTCCTGGATGAAACCGATGGTTATCCTGGCAACCTTGACGGCGAAGGAAGCCCAATTGATTTGGCCACGGCCAGAACCAGAACCTTTGCAAAAAAGAAAATCTTTATCATTTCGACTCCGACAATTGCCGGAAGTTCAGTTATTGAATCTGAATTTCTACAAACAGATCAAAACTATTTTGAAGTTCCTTGTCCTTTTTGCGGTGGTACGCAAAGATTAATTTTTGAACAATTAACCTGGGAGCCTCAGAAATACGAAACTGTAAAATATAAATGTATTCACTGCAACGAACTGATTTCAGAAAGTTCAAAGCCGACTATCCTACCTTTAGGCGAATGGATTCCTTCCGTCGCGGGCAATGTAAACAGTGAAGTTATCGGCTTTCACTTAAACTCGCTCTATTCGCCTTATGGGTGGTATAGTTGGGCAGAAGTGGCAAAGGATTATGACGCCGCTTTAAAGAATCCCATCAAGATGGTGACGTTTACCAATACTGTATTGGGCGAAACGTGGGCGGAAGAAAGCGAAGCCCCTGCATGGGAAAACATTTACAATCGAAGGGAGGAATACAAAATCAATACCATCCCGAATAAGGTATGTTTTCTCACGTGTGGCGTAGATATTCAAAAGGATCGTATAGAATTGGAGGTTGTTGGATGGTGTTCAGATAAGCAAAGTTACTCTATCGACTATCGGGTGTTGCTTGGCGCCACTGCACTACCTGATGTGTGGCAATTACTCGCTGATGTGATCAACGAAACTTGGACGCGCGATGATGGTTTAGAAATGAATATCAGGTTAACCGCCGTCGACTCAGGATTCAATACCACTGAAGTCTATGATTTCGTTCGTAAATTTCCGGTGACAAAAGTAATTGCAATCAAAGGAAGCGACAGTTTAGGAATGGCAGTTGCACCGCCGAAAACAATTGACCTGTCACGATCAGGAAAGAAAATAGGAAAGGTTAAGATTTGGCAAGTAGGATCATCGTACTTGAAAAGGGAGCTGTATAGTTGGCTTGGAATTGAGAAAGGTGACAAAGAAGGCCATCCGTGTTACTGCCATTTCCCTCAGCACAATGAGAATTTCTTCAAGGGTTTAACCGCTGAGGATTGGATACCTGCCAAAAAGCAATGGAAGAAACGATTTGAACGGAACGAGCCTTTAGATTGTCGGAATTATGCCCGTGCCGCCTCTGTTATTGTGGGGTTAGATAGGCTTAAACCGTTTCAAATCGAGGCGTTAAGCGGTTCAGTTTACCGCAAAAAAGCAGAAAACACCGCCACAACAAAGCCAAAAAGAGAAAGTATTTGGGGCGAAAGAGGCAAAAGCAAAAGAGAAAGTATTTGGTAAAAATAATTTAAAATTAAAGCTATGAAAAAGTTAATCGAATTTTACAAAGGTAGAATTGCCGTGTATCGTTATATGATAGATGGAGTTATACCAAAGGATAATTTGGAAAGCGTCATAAAACACGAGAGGACGCGCGAGAAAATTAATTGTTATGAGCAGTTTGTTTCCGAACTTGAAAAGATCGAAAAGGCAAACGAACCATGTAAACGATTAGGCGCAACGACCTGCATACACTTCGCAAATAACGACACTGGTTGTTTTAATTGCCATGAACACTACACTCAAATTGGGGTTAAAGATGTCATCATATAAATTTATTTTAAAAACCCGGTCACTAAAAATGATCGGGTTTTTTTGTGCCTTAAAGTTTTATTTTCATAAGCGGAATAGTTTACAGATGTATTGCAATTGCCAAATGTATTTGTATAATATAGAAAAATATTGATAATGGCTTTCACAATCGAACAATACAACGCTATTTCAGACGCCTACGCATTAGGAGCTACAACCGTAACATACGGGGACAAGACTGTAGCTTATAGGAGCTTAGACGACATGAACCGTATTATTGCAAAAATTGAAGCTGAATTATCAATAAAGGTTGCACCTGCCCGTCGTAGATACGCGCAGCATTCTAAAGGTCTTTATCCTACCGACTTATGAACTTTATAGACAAAACAATAGCATACATAAACCCAAAGGCCGGATTAAACCGCCAGATCACACGGGAAAAGCTACGCTCTTATGAGTCTGCCTCACACGGACGCCGGACAAAGATGTTTGATCAGGCTCAAAGTTCAGGCGCCAATCTTGAAATTTCACAGGCGTTAACAACCCTAAGAGATCGAAGCCGTTCATTTGTTAGGAATAATGGTTGGGCGAAACGTGCAGTTCAGGCCATAACTCGTAATGTAGTAGGCGAAGGAATTAGACCGGCGCCAATTGGAAGCAAACCACAAATCAAAAAAGTAAAAGCGCTTTGGAAAACATGGGCAGAATCAACTGAATGTGATTACTTTGGAAAGAATACATTTTACGGTTTACAGGCTCAAATAATGCATGGTATCGCTGAAGGTGGTGACATTATTGTCATTAAAAGGCGTGTTAAACCAACTGCAAACAATCCCATCCCGATCAAATTACAACTATTGGAAGGTGATCAGCTCGATCATTTCAAAGATTATTCTGAATATGACAACGGTTCATATTGCAGAATGGGTGTGCAGTTCAGTAAATCAGGGCTTTTAGAGGGTTATTGGATATTTGAAACCCATCCGACTGATGGAACGGGCTTTTATAATCAAACAAATTCTGAATTCATAAGCAAAGATGACTGTATTCATGTTTATGAACTTTTAAGAATTGGCCAGGTTCGGGGCATCCCGATGGGAGTTTCAGCGTTCATCAAACTTGGTGACTTTTCCGATTATGAAGATGCTCAATTGCTACGTCAAAAAATAGCCGCCTGTTACGTTGCCTTTGTCAAAGGTGACGATACTGAACGAAAAGATACAGATGATAGGGTTGAAGCTATTGAGCCGGGAGCCATTGAATACCTGAAAAGCAACGAAGAAGTTACATTTGGCACACCGCCCGCCGCTGAAGGTTATGCAGAATACACAAAAAAGATACTTCAGGGAATTGCAGCCGCTTATGGGATTACCTATGAGACGTTAACCATGGATTATTCAAATGTAAATTTCTCATCCGGAAGAATGGCGAAGATTGACATTTCCGGCAATTTCAGGGCGTTACAGTATAATATGCTTGTTCCGCAATTGTGTGTACCTGTTTGGAATTGGTTTATGGAAGGCGCAATTATAGCAGGCGCAATGACAACCAGGATTCAATGTTCCTGTACAGATTGGACGGCTCCACGTGTTCAGATGTTGGACCCTACAAAGGAAACCGCCGCACGCGTACTTGGTATTCAGGCCGGATTAACAACATTATCTGAATGTTTGCGCGAAGATGGAAGAGATCCAGACGATGTGTTTGAAGAATTGGCCAGCGACAAATTGAAACTTGATGCTTTGGGAATTACCCTCAGCTCAATCGTATTGCCTGAAATTATTGACGAACCTCAAAATAATCAAAATGTCAACAAAGGAAATTAAAATTGAAACAAGCCACGTCCGGGCATTGGTTGACAAATCAACCTACGATAAAGCCGCCGGAACGTTTGATGTGATTTTTGCCACGGAAACGCCGGTCAATGCCTTTCAATGGGAGTTGGGAGATTACAAAGAAATCCTTTCGTGTGATGCTAAAAATGTCAGAAAAGACCGCGAATCAGTGCCTTTGTTTGATTGCCATTACCCACGAAATGCAATGTCGCAGCTTGGAGTTTGCGAAAACATACGCTTTGAAAAAGGTCAGGGAATTGCCACGGTTCGACTTGGCGCCAGAGCGGACGAAGCATTAAAGGCAGATATTGAAAGCGGTGTTATTTCGGGAATTTCCGCAGGATATCGGGTTTACGGCTACAAGCAGGAAGGCGAAATCAAGGTAGGCTCAACCGAAAAACCCACTTATCGCGCTGTTGATTGGGAAGTAACTGAAATTTCCCTTGCACCTGTTCAGGCCGATCCTAGAAGTAAAATAAGAAGTCAGGGGACTGACGATTTGCATACAGTAATAATTAACAATAATTTAAAATCCAATCAAATGGCAGAAGAAACCGTTAGCGTGGATGCAACTCGGGAACAGAAACCCGATACCAAACCACAGGCAGTCGTTGTAGACATCGCCCAAATCAGAGAGGAAGCAAACAAAGCGGTTAAAACCCGTATTGATGCTATCCTTTTATCAACCAGAGCCGCCAAATTGACGGACACAGAAGCCATTGAATACATCAACGGCACAGAATCAATTGAGGCTATTCGCCAATTGGTTATTGACAAATTTGTAAAGGCCGAACCGATGAACACAAAATCTGATCATTCCGTAGTTGTTGGCAAGGAAGCGATTGACAAAAAAAGGGAATTGGCTGAAAATGCAATGCTAAACCGTATTGACGCTGTGGCCTTCCCGTTGATTGATGGCGCTCGCGAATATCGTGGCTTGCGTGTTGACCAAATTACAAGGACATTGCTCGAAGAGCGTGGTACCAGAACTCACATGATGAGTAATGAAACCATTGCCGATTTGGTTTTCTCAGGTCAGCGCGAAATGAGTACAGGCGATTTCCCTCTTTTGCTTGAAAATGTCATGAACAAAACCCTTCGTGGCGAGTATCAGTATGCGCCTGAGTTTTTCAAGTTGATTGCAAAACAAACCTCTGTAAATGACTTCAAGGTCAAAAGCATGTACCAGATCGAATCTTCCAATGGCATGAAAAAGATGGCGGACGGCGAAGAGATCAATTTTGGATCAATGAGCGAAGCAAAACAGACAATTAAGGTTGAAAGTTTTGGTGAAGGCTTGAAATTCACGCGCCGCATGTTCATCAATGATGACCTTTCAGCGTTCAGTGCAATTCCTTCTAAATTCGTTTTGGACTGGGAAACCACACAGGCGGATATGGTTTGGGGCATGATTACCGGAAATGTTGTTATGGATGATACAAAAGCGCTGTTCCATGCGGATCATAAAAACCTTTTAACAGGTGCAGGATCTGCATTAGGTGACGCTGGTTTAACCGCCGCTTTAAAAGCGTTCAAATTCCAGACCTCAATTGATGGCAAACGCAAAATCCGTGTAACTCCAAAATACTTGATCGTTTCTCCGGATCTTGAAGTTGCCGCACGCAAACTGTTGTATGTTGGTGTTTCTCCAACTCAATCGTCTGAAGTAAATGTTTGGGCCGGATCTTATACTCTTATTGTTGAGCCTCGCTTAGCTGGTAATACCTGGTATTTGGCCGCTGATCCTAATTCAATTGATGGATTGTATTACGCTTACCTTAACGGTAATTCAGGACTTCGCTCAAGTCGTAACGACAACTTTAAAACCGATTCTATCGACTTCATGGTTCGTGGTGAATTTGGTGTTGCTGCGATTGATTACCGTGGATGGCAGAAAAACGTAGGAGCATAATTTTTACGGGGGTGGTTCACTCCATCCCCTTTAATTTTAATCACAAAATATTTTTGATATGAAAAATTACATTTGTTCAGGTGAAAGAATGCCGATCGTTGCCCCTGTCGGGGGTGTCGTTTCTGGCAGTGCTTATTTGGTGGGCGCAAAGGTTTGCATTGCATTCGATACCGCCGCCGCCGGTGTAACCGTTGTAGTGTTTACAGAGGGAGTTTTTGAAGTTCCGAAAGCCGCCGTTGCTATCGCTCAGGGCGCCCTTGTTTATTGGGATGACGTGGCAAAGAAATTTACAACCGTAGCCGGGGGTAATACTCTTTGTGGTTATGCTTTCACTGCCGCCGCCGCCGGTGATGTTACTTTTCAAGTCTTAATACAAGATTAAGTCATGGCACTATTTGACAGCATCCAGAAAGCAACATTCAAGACAGCCCAGTCGTTGTTTGGAGATCTACTTTCATGGGTGCCGTCAAATAATCCAATTCAACAAACCGCGTTAGTTCTTTACAGTTCACCTGAAGCGAAACAACAACTTGGAGACGCTGATAAATACGAATATTCACCTTTTAAATATTCATTTGAGTATTTCGAAGATCAATTAATAGGTCTTAAATTATCGGTTGACGCCGGAGGTGTTGAGGTTGTGACGGTAAAAGGAATTACCCTTTGCGTTATTGAGGTTACTTTGAAAAATGATGGTAAAACGTGCGTAGCTTACTGTAATCAATATGAATAAGTACGAAAAATTAGAATCTGATTTAGTGGCGCTGTTATCCGGTCAGGTTTTTGACGTTAAACCACTACCGGAAACCGAAACAGAATATAGACCGCAAAGCCCTAAGGGAATGGTTTATGTTGCTTATGATAGTTCTGATTTCAGCGATACAGAAACCCTTTCAAAAGTTGTTCAGGATGAAAAGATAAAGTTTTCTTTTGAAATTCATTCAAAAACTCGCAGAGGCGAAAAAGGCACCCTTTCAATTTTCGAAACAATCAGATTGAAGATTGTAGGATTGAAACTTTTAGGCTATGATCGAATGTCTTTAGTTCAGGCAACATCATTGCAGGGTTCAGGCGGCAATCATTGGGTTTATTACGCTCAATTCACGACAAATACAAAAATTTCAGATGTACAACCAGATCCAGACTCAGAGGGTAATTTATTGAAACAAGCAGATTTTATTAACCAATAAAAAACATTGAAAATATGCCAGTAGATTTTTTGCATGGTGTAGAAACCATAGAGATAGTTTCAAGCTCAGGGACTTTGACCACCGTCAAAACTTCTGTGATTGGACTAATTGGAACCGCCGCAACGGGCGATAAAAACAAACTAAAGCTATGTACAGGGGAGGGCGATGATTCTCAATTCGGTTTAACCGGAACAATCCCTGCTGCATTGAAAGTAATTCGCAAACAATACAAAGCCGCAATTGTGTTTGTCGTATCAGTCGGAACAGGAACGCCTACGCCTGTGGCTGCTGATTTTGAAGGCGCAGTAATCGCATTGACAGGCGTTAAATCAGGGCTTAAATGTTTTGAAGATTGCTTTTCCGTTTACGGGTTCCTTCCAAAGATCTTTATTGCACCGGGATTTTCCGAAACAGCTGCAATTGCAACATCTTTAAGGGCCTCGGCTCTTAAATTCAGAGGTTGTGCTTATTTGGATGCAACGCCGGGAATGACAGTTGCAACAGCATTAACAAGCCGCGGAGTATCCGGGCTTTGGAACTTTTCAGACAATCGCGCGAAGTTATTTTATCCCGGTATAGTAGAAAGTACAACCGTAACAAGTCCGCTTTCTGCATTTGCCGCTGGTTTGCGCGCGAAAGTTGACAATGTAGAAGGTTTCTGGTTTAGTTCATCTAATCACACACTGGAAGGCGTTCAGGGTCTTGAAACTGCAATCACTGCAAGTATTAATGATCCCAACACAGACAGCAACAAACTGAACGCCGCCGGAATCGTTACCGTGTTCAATAGTTTTGGTTCAGGATTCAGGGAGTGGGGAAACAGGAATTCTGCATATCCAACCACCACGGACCCGCGAACATTCGAATCAATTCAACGCCTTGATGACATCACGTCTGAAAGTATTGAATTATCAATGTTGCCATTTCTCGACAAGCCAATGAATTCGGCGCAAATTGATTTGATCAGCCAAACGGTAAACGATTATTTCAACACCTTAATCGGCAAGGGCGCACTTCTTCCGGGTTCAAAATGTTATTTCGATCCTACAAAAAACACGGTTTCGGAAATGGCAAATGGCCATTATATCTGGACAAAAGAATTCATGGGCGCTGTTCCAGGTGAAAGGCTTACTTTTTATTCTGTAATTGATACTAACCTTCTTTTAAATCTTATCTCATGAGTATAGGAGTTGCAAAAATAAGAGATGCAAACGTGTATGTTGGAGCTAATTCAACACATGGTTATGCAAGTGAAATAACCCTTCCAGATGTATCTGCAACAAAAACAGATTACAAGGCGCTTGGAATGGTTGGAACACTGGAGTTATTCAGTGGCTTTGATAAAATGGAGGCAACAATCAAATGGAATGCCCCATCAATTGAGATTTTAACGCAATGTTCAAATCCAAAAAAATCAATCGATTTAATGGTGAGGACAAGCCGCGAAGTTTACGAAAACGGAATAATTGCACGTGAGGAACCTTTGATTTATTATCTGAAAGGAACATCAAAGAATTTTAACGGCGGATCATTTAAAGCGAAAGATGACACGGAAACAGAAACAAAGTTTTCCATCTCTTATTTCAAAATGACCCAAAACGGAATTGAAATCTTTGAACTTGACGTGAATAACAACATTTTCAAGATTGCAGGGGTTGACTTATTGGCTAATTATCGTTCAAATTTAGGCTTATAATGGAAAATAAAACAAAGGTAACTCTGTCAGATGGCAGGGTTGCCACGAAAAGAAAAGTAAAAGTCCGGGATTTGGCAAACGCAGAAGTTCAGGCAAAAGGAAAAGAGCACCTTGTTAAATATGCTTTAATGGGTGCAAAAATCCTATTAAATGATAAACCGGCCGTTCTGGAAGATATTCTCGACATGGATGAGGATGATTTAGTTCTTGTTTCTGAACTCTTTGCAGACGATATCCCAAACGCATAATCCCGATGGATGATATAGTATGGTTCGCCTGCTATACTTCATCGGGTTTGCCCCAGACTTTAAAAATGGATGCTGAAATATTTGAAATAGCCTTAGATTCAGCATTAAGAAAATTCAAACTGGAAAATAAAACAGACTAACTATGGCCGATATAATGAGACTTGGACTTGTACTTTCCGCAACAGATAGAATGAGTAGGGTTTTAAGTCAGGCCACTGGCAGACTTAGCAGGCTTGGCATTACTATGGATAAAGTCAATAGCATGTCAAATAAAATGCTTATTGGTGGAGGTATTGCCGCGGCTGGAATTTACAAGGCGGTTGAGGCCGCTGAGGATGGCGCCGCCTCAGAAAGAAAGTTAGCCAACGTTTTTAAAACAATGTGGGGCGATAATGGGGCAGCTAATGCAGCCGGTAAAATAGCATCGGATTATGCAGAAAAACTATCCTTGCAAATTGGGGTTGAGGATGACCTAATCAGAACCACACAGGCCAAACTTGCAACGTTTTCCAATGTATCAAATGCTGTGGCAATGAGTAACGGGATATTTGACAGAGCAACAAGAGCAGCCTACGATATGGGAGCCGTTGGATTTGGCGAAGCGTCTCAGAATGCAGTAATCTTAGGAAAGGCCTTGCAAGATCCAATGAAGGCAATAACCGCTCTAAAGAAGCAGGGAACGTTAACGGCCATCGATATCCTTTCAATTCAAAATATCTTTAAAACTCAGGGATTATTAAAAGCTCAGGAAGCCATATTAAAAGCAGTCGAAAGGCAAGTTAAGGGCACTGGAATAGAGACAGCCAAAGCAACTGATATAATGAAAGTTGGATTTGGTAAGGTCGTTGAAGCCATTGGGGGGGCGTTTCTACCATCGGTTGATGAGGCAAGAAAGAAAATGACCGATGTCTTTCAGCCAACTATTGAATGGATTGATGCAAACCATGAGTTAATAATGACCATCACTAAAATAGGTGGGGTATTATTAGCAGTAGCCGGGGTCATGCGAATAGTCACAATGGGTATTACATTGGCAAGTTGGGCCATGTTTGCACTTAATCTTGTTGCTTCGCTGAATCCTCTCGGGGTGGTCATTATGCAGATTGCCGCACTTGCCGCGATTATTGCAGTTTGTTGGTCAGACTTCGCCGAATTCAGGGCGGTAGTTAAGACCGCATGGGAGACGGTTAAAGAATTTGGTTCGATTTTAAAAGATTACGTCATGGATCGAATAAGTGGAATTATTGAAGGGCTCGGTAGTATGGGTAAGGCAATAGGACTACTATTTCACGGAAAATTTAGCGAAGCATTTGATGAGGCCGGAAGGGGAGTAAGGGCATTATCTGGATATGATGCAAAACTAAAGGCCGTTACCCGTACAAAATCACTCATAACCGGAATTACAAGCAATTACGCTGTTGCCTTATCTAAAGAAAAAGAATCCGACAGAATGTCCAAATCAGGCGCCGCAATGGAGGCAGTAACGACCAACAATAGAAACATTAATTCAGGTCAAAGCCCGTTCAGTTATTCGCCTACCATTAATATTTCAGGTGGATCAGCTCAGGATAAAGCCGGAATAATGTCAATGTTCGATACACAAAGGCAGACATTAGAGCAAATGATGACAGAACGCGAAAACAGAAAGAAACGCTTAAATTACGCTCAATAATATGTTATTTCAACTTGGTAACTATAAATTCGAAGGTCTTAAATTACCCCTTAATTGGGGAATGAACTTTGCCACAAATTACGCGCAAATTCCCATCATTGGAGGCAAGCCGGTAGTTCAAAAACTTGGTGAAAAGCTGGTAGAACATGACCTTTCTATCTTGTTTTCTGATGAATTCTGCAATCCAAAACAGGAACTTGACGCATTGCAAGCATACAGGCGAAATGGTAGCGTTTTACAGTTGACGGGCGGTGACGGTACAAACTACGGGAAATATGTAATTACCGATCTTTCAGCAATCAACGAAAGAGCAAACGATTCAACCGGATATATTTCTGCCATTTCTTGCAGCATCAAACTACTCGAATACAATAGTGCAACCGTTGAGGATACGCAAAAAGGGGAGGCGTTAAGTAGTAACAAGCTTACACCAATGGCGCCACGTTTGCCAGGATTATCGAAACCGGCCTTAATTCAAAAGGATTTGTCAGATGGGAAATCGAAAGCAAAAGGAATTAAGAAACTGTCAGAATCAGCCGTTAAGAATTATAATAAAATAATGGATATGTGCACGGAGGCGCAAACTGTTTTTGATAATGCAAACAGCCGGATCAAAAAGGCCGAAAAGATCTATCAGCGAACTGCCGCACTTCAATATTCTATTCAGGATGTAAAGGGAGCTTTAGCCTCAATCAGATCAGCCGCCAATTTAAAGAGCGTGCCGGATCTATTGAGCGCGAATAATGATTTAGAAATAGCAATGTATCAACTTAACGGAGCAAATGCACCACTCGCGGCGTTTGTTGCATCAAGGGAGGCCGGACAATGATCAGTGTAAATTATACCACAAAACAGGGCGAACGATGGGATTTGCTCGCGTATCGTTTTTACGGAACAGTAAAAAGCATGAACATTTTAACCGATGCAAATCCATCCGTTCCGCTTTCTCCAATGATCGAGATGGGAACGAATTTAGTAATTCCCATCATTGACAATACAAGTGATTTAGTTCTCAAAGTAAATGTGCCGCCGTGGAAGAAATAGCCAACACGCCAATCGCTCAAATTATTTGGAACGGTAAAGATGTAATAGTCGATTTAAAACCCTTTCTTTCATCTGTAAATTATACAGATCAGGAAGAGGGCGCCGCCGACGATGTTTCTATTGTTTTGGATAATGGCGCCGGGCTATGGAGCGGTGACTGGCATCCAGTGGAAGGAGATACCCTGGAGCTGTTCATGGGATATTCTGACAAACTGATGAATTGCGGTTTATTTCAGGTTGACGAAGTTGTGACAAGTGGCCCACCCGACATAATCACAGTTAAGGCAATTGCATCATTCATCACAAAAACCCTCAGAACAAAAAACAGTAAAGCATTTGAAAAGCAGACCCTAAGGCAAATTGCTACTTTCTTTTGTTTGAAACATGGTTTGAAACTGATTGACAATTCAGATAATATGCTGGGGCAAATCTTTTTAGAGCGCAAAACTCAGGAACAAAAAACAGACCTTCAGTTTTTGAGCGAATTGGCCACAGAATATGGGTTTGTATTTTCCGTAAAAGGCAGTAATCTGATATTTACATCTTATTACGCTTTAGATAACGCAGAAGCGGTCAGGGATATAGCAAAAAATCAGATAGGTAATTACAACATAACAGAAAAGTGTTACGACACTTACAAATATGCAGTTCTGACAAAGCGTGACAGTAAAACAAACAAGGTAACAGCCGAAACGCAAACCTTTGACGGGGTAACGGTTAAAGATGATGTTTTATTGATCGTTGGAACGGGGGGAAACAAAAAGACCATTGAAGCAAAAGTAAAATCGGGGCTTTGGAATAAGAACCGATTTAAACAGGCCGGAACATTAAACGACATCCCGGGAGATCCTCTTTTAGTTGCCTCGATGAATTTCAATCTTACAGGATTAAATAATGTCTCAGGAAAATATCATATAGTAAGATCCTCTCACACCATTTCAGGAGATGGAGCCTATACGACGTCCTTAGAAGTAAGAAAAACGGGCGATATTCCGAAACCTAAACGGGTTCCACCAACCGCGAAGGAAAAAACAACATACGACGCGAATATTTCAGACGCTTCGGAATTTGAAGATACACCGGAATAAATTAGTATAATATTGGCATGTTACGATACGGTTTAATAAACGAATTAGGAAAAGGCGAAAATTTAGGATTTGCCCGCGTTGAATTTGATGAATTAGACATCAAGTCAGGGTGGTTATCTTTGCCCTGTTCCGGTTCGAAAGGCGTCAAATCATGGGTTACATTTCCCGTAAATACTCAGGTTGCAGTACTTATGCATAGAGACGGTGAACAGGGCGAAATAATCGGTTCCACATGGTCAGATACCGACACGCCTCCAGACTTTGCAAACAATTCAACAAGGGGAATTGAATTTCCTGATGGTACTAAAATCTTTTACGATTGGAAGGCGAAGAAACTAACCATCAACACCGGATCAACCGGAAGCATTGAGATAACCGGAAATGTGAAAGTAACTGGATCAATCGAGGCAACATCGGAAGTTTCAGCGATGACAATAGCCGGAAAAGTAAGCCTTTCAAAACATATTCATACTGCAAATTCAACACCACCAACACCCGGAATATGACAAACGACAGATCAATAAATCAGGATGATTTCAGCAAAGAAGTATTGAACTTCGAGGATGTAAAGCAGTGTTGGAAAAACATTTTGTACACAATTCCCGGTACATATCCGTTATTGCCAACTTTCGGTTGCGACATTTGGCAATACATTGACAGTCCAACCTCTGACAGCTTTGGCAAAGCCAGAAACGTAATTATTGCCGCCCTGGAAAAGTACGAAAAGAGGGCAAAGATTACAAATGTCAAACGATCCATGGTCGAATCAAGGGTATTTATTAGTATAATGGGAATCTATTCAGCGACAGGCGAAACAATCGATTCGACAATCGGACAACCTGAATACATTGCACCTGATATTATGCCAGAAAAACAGATAATGTATATCGGATCAGTCGGAAGCCTTAACCCTTCAGAGGGGTTGATCAAAACGCTCTCAAATCGCTTTGCAGAGAAAACGGATCAGTCATTTATTTACACCATCGACGCTCAACGTTTCTGTTTTGCTTACCCTGCAATGTGGGGCGATTTAACATCAATAAAAGATTCAAGCGGCTATGAGATCCTGAGTGGTTTTGTAAAGACTGTTCTGAAATTTACCACGGACGGAGCGAAACAAGATTACAATATCATGACTCTTTTTAAGTCTACGACACAGGCCAATTTCACCGTAACTTTCAAATTCACGCTATGAAAATAGGAACTCCAACCGCGATACCAATTCAGATGAATGCGCAATGGCCATCCGTTGACGCGCGAAGATTCAATAACGGCGAACCGTGGGCAAGTATTGAAGCTGTCTTGGACACCACGAACGGCATCCCGATGATTTCACGGGCAAGATACCTTCCTGTTAATATTATGGGCGTTGAGTGGTGGTTTAAAGCTGATTTGGTGAGCTTGGAATTGGTTCACGAAAGCGTCAACGAATCAATTCAATATCTTGACGGCCTTATCCCCGTATGGGATATAACTCTTGGTATTCATGCGGCAATAATACTACGCGGAAATACCACGATTACAATGGTGAATGTTACTGGTGGGAAAAGTGGAAACTTAACCGTTATCAATGCGACAGCCGTTTACACATTGACCTTTGCAGGAAATACAAATAAAATCAGTCCCTCCGTTTACAAAGCAGACAATCAGGTAATCACATCAGGATTGGGACTAAAGGACATATTTAGTTATTACTACGATGATTGGACATTGAATTGGAACGGAACTAACGGATATAAGCCATGAGAAATTCTTTTTTTTGGTCACATACGCTATTGAAAGCCGTTTCGGGAGGCTATGGAAGGTTGTATAATTTCTTCTGCACACAACCGCAAATAAAGGTTAAGTATGGGTATCTATATAATTATTTTACAATTGAAGATGAACGTGGAATTACAAACATGGGAGCCCACGTGCCTAGTCGATCTGAATACGATACATTATTTATCAATTGTGTAAATGCAGTTGATAGTTTAAGGGATTCTAATATATCGTATTGGAATGATTCCTTTGCGACAAATGATTATAATTTTAATGGTCGAGGGTCTGGACTTAGAAATGGATGGGATGGAGGTTCGTACATGATTAAATCTACATTAGATATTTGGTGTACAACTATTTCAGGAAGCAATATTTATATTGCAAGAATAATACATGATGGAATATCTACAAGTTTATCATTTAAAAAAACATTTGGGTTTGGTTTAAGACTTATCGTTGATTTCCCTATTGAAATTAATGGCAATTCAGCTATTTACGTAGGCAATGATCTTCGTAGATATAAATGTGTTCTTATTAATAGTGTTTGGTATCTTGCTGAAAACCTTGCAGAAACTAAATATCGTAATGGTGATCTTATTGCTAAAGTAACAGATAATACCGCATGGGCTGCTCTTACAACAGGTGCTATGTGTGCCTATAACAATGACGAAGTAAACGCATTTGAAACGGCAAGTATTTCTCCGGTGGGATGGCATGTGCCGACAAATACCGAATGGAATACATTAACGGCTTTTGTTGGTGGTGGCGCTACTGCTGCCTTGCATCTAAAAGAGCCCGGTTTGGCACATTGGGATACTGATAATGGAAACGATAATTCAAGTGGATTTACTGCCTTTGGTGGTGGTTTTAGAAATGAAGCCAGTACGTTTGGTGGAATAAAACAGACTGGTAAATTTCATTCTGATTATATAGGCACGTATTTAAAACCGTTGGAAATGTTTGACGAATTAAATAGTGCTTATGTTACTTCTATTTCGGGCACAGATAGAGCTAAAGTTGGACTTTCTGTTCGCCTCCTAAAAAACGATTCAACCTTTACCCCCGGCGATACCCTAACCGACATAGACGGAAACATATATCCCTTAGTTAAAATAGGAACTCAGGTATGGACTGCCAGTAATTATAAATGTACTAAACTTAATGATGGTACACCTATACCAAATGTGACGGATAACGCTCAGTGGGCGGCACTGACAACGGGAGGACAATGTATTTACAATAACGACATTAAGAATTTATAAATCTTAACCTAAAGATAGAAATCATGAGTGAAAACGAAAACGATAATTGGACAAAGAGAAACGGGGTGTCATTGCTTAGTATTGTGTTGACCATCCTTACAATTGCCTACTTTGGAATCATAAAGGGCGAAGCTGATTCAAATACAATCAAGGTTCATTCTGATACGATCGTTGAGATGAAAGCAGAAATAAAGGCACTCAAAGTCGAAAAGGTGGACAAGGAAACAATGACACTGATTCAACTTTCCCTTACTGAAATAAAAATAGACATTCGGGATATCCGACTGGCTCAGAAATATCAAAAAATCGAATAATAAAATAAGTAATGAGATATTTCACACTTGAAGAATTAACGCATACAGACACCGGAATCGTAAACATTCCGACTCAGGCGCAAAAGTCTAATCTAATCGCATTGGTTGAGAATGTTCTTGATCCTGTTCGCGTATTATTTGGCAGGGCAATTACAGTTAATTCAGGGTTTCGCAGTCCATTGGTCAACTCAGCAGTAAAAGGCTCAAAAACAAGCCAACATCTGAAAGGGGAGGCGGCTGATTTAAGATGCGAGAATAACAAATTGTTGTTTGAACTCATCCGGGATCATTTCGCTTTTGATCAGTTGATAAATGAGTATGATTTTAAATGGATTCATGTTTCTTTTTCGCAATTACACAACAGAAATCAAATACTTAAAATAGGATGAAAACCGGATTCTTTGACAGTGTAAGCGGCAATAGCTCCAGTGCAAGAATGATCGGTTACACCATCATTTTAATTGCTCTTATCATTTCATGTTGTTTGGCGTGGTGGGGTAAAGATGACGTTGTAAAATGTGCCGGTGCAATTGCTATTCAATTCCCTGCAATGACTACGCCGGTGTTGGTCTACCTGTTCAAAAACAAACAGGATGAAATTCAGCACGAAGAGACAAAGCAAGAAGCAATATTATTAACCGATAAAATATCTACAAATGAATAAGTACTTAATTGGAATCATAATCGCACTACTAATTTTCAGTTCGTTTGCTGTAAAAAGTTGCAAGGACGAAAAGGCCGAAAAGATTGTTTATAAATCCAATCAGGCCGGATTACTTGAAGGCGTGAAATATTACCGCAATAAAGATAGCCTATCGGTTGCAGACGTTCAGGTTTTAACACTCAAAAAAAAGGAGCTGGAGGATAACAGGGCCGGACTATTAAAGATAATCGACGGCCTCAATATCAAATTAAAAAGGGTGCAAAGTACATCCACAACCGAAACAGAAGCCAAATACAAGATAAAAACAGTTGTAAAGGATAGCCTGGTTTATCGGGATGGGAAAACAATCACATTGAAATGCATTGATTATTCAAATGAATGGCTCATACTTAACGGGTGCATTCAGGAGGGTGTATTCAAAGGACTGATCGAAAGTAGAGATAAAATTACTCAAGTGGTCTATGGCGTGCCTCATCATTTTTGGTTCATCAAATGGGGCGTGAAGTCGATCAGGCAAACTGTAATAAGCCAGAACCCAAATAGCACAATCACATTTCAGGAATACATTGAATTATCGAAATAAACCGTATAATACTAAAAAATAAATATCATGATCGAAAATCAGATTGATAAAATGGCCGGGCGTTATGGAGATGATATAATTGTCGGAAACGCTATGTATAATGCACCTGCAAAAATGGCGATCAGTTCAATTACTTGCCGGGAAACAGGAACCATCATTCAGGCATTGAAAAAAACAGTTGACGGGGTTGTTTCAAACGTTCCAGCAGGTGTTGAATCGACATTTAAAACTATTCCGCTTGTATTGAAAGAGGGCATTGATTGGCATCCGTTTGTAAACGATATTACAAGCATTCAATTGACGGGTGCGACTGATTCTGTGACTGTACACCATAAACCTCTTTTGTAATGGGAAGGCCGGGAATAAATACGGGAATAGGAATTGGAGGGGTCGGAAAAACACGCATTTGGGCAAATGTGAACCAACCATTAAAACTAACAGGTGGTAAGTTGGCGATCACTTGGGATGAATGTAACACCTCTGAATTTGTTGCAGCATTCCCGATTTTACAAGCAAAGAACGCCAAATCCACATTCTATGTCACTTCAACTTTCCCAGGTCAAGCAGGTAGGATGAGTTGGGATAATTTGCGTACAATGAAAAGTGCAGGTCAGGAAATTGGAGGACATGGCAAAACTCATTCATTATTTGATACTTTAACAGAGGCTCAAATAATCGAAGAGCTAACATACTCAAATACCGCATTTATAGCCAATGGATTGCCCGCCCCCGTCAACATGGCATATCCAGCAGGAAATTACAACACGGCTATAAAAAACACAGTTAAAAACTTCATGCACACCGCCACAACTGTCGATGCCGTATTTTATCCGATTAAAGAAGATTCCGATAAGATGTCGTTAAATAGGATAGCCATTGATAATTTGTCGGACGCTGGGTTGGTTACAATCAAATCGTATCTTGATATTTGTAAGCAAGAAAATGGTGCAATGGTTATATATTCACACGGAATCAGCGATCTGGGAGGAACATGGGAGTGTTCGGCAGCAAGATTTTCAGCTATTATTGATTATGCACAATCAAATGGAATTGAAATAGTAACAATGGAAAGGTTTTATTCGGCACTTGACAAAAATGAATATGTGCCGAATAATTATGATTTATCAATTGCAGCAACTGGTAACGGTAGCGGTATTACTCAAGTCAATTTGATTGGAAAAGAGGACACTGTTTTTGCGATTACTGGCAATGCAAGATTCTATGATGACGCTGCTTGTACTGTTAATGAATCTGCAAATTGGGTTTTTCAATCATGGAAAGGTGGGACCGGCAAATATCTAAAATGCACATCCGGCACTTCTGTTTTAACCATAGATAAAAACAAGCTGGTAGGTATTAGGGCATGGACATCGGGGATAAATGCAGCAACACTTGGGGGAAGTATAGAGCCACTTACTAATCTCAATTTCATTACCGCAGTTGGGAATAACACGCTTAGTGGTAATATATCACAACATTCAAAACTCACGACCTTAGCAGTATCCGGAAGCACTACAATAACCGGAAGTTTAGCATTACTAACACGATTAAATTATATCGAAGTAGGGGGGAGTAATACGCTTAGTGGGAACTTGTCGAATCATATTTTATTAACATACTTATCAATTGGAGGATTAAATACCTGTAGTGGAGATATTGCCTTACTCACATTACTTCAACTTTGCAATATGACCGGAAATAGCACATTCACATATTCTAACTGCTCTAATATTAGAGGTTTAAGCAGATTGATAATTTCAAATGTTGTACTAACCTCTGCAAACGTAAATCAGATACTTGCAGATCACTGGCTTAATAGAGATTATCCTAAGCCTTTGTCGTGGAGTAGGCTAATGTCATTACTGGGTGCGACTGGATCAGGTGCACCAACAGGACAGGGGATAACAGATAAAGCCGCATTACTGGCCTACAAGTCTCCAAATATGGAAGCAGATAAACTATTATGGACTGTATCAACGAGATAGCAAAAGGTTCACATAGAGGAATTTTTTACAGTTGCCGTGTGAATTAAATTTGTATATTTGTGCCGGAGAAATTACGAAACAGTCCAATAAGGAAAAGCTCGCTACTTAATTGTAACGGGCTTTTTCTTATCCTTCTTTTCAACAGTATTCAGATGATCGATTAATTTCCTGTTCGCTTCGTCCGCACGTTTGAAATCTTCATTTATATAAATTCCCGTTACTCTCATAGACTGTTCGGGGGAGACATGTCCTAAACAAAGTGAAATATCATCTTTTGAAATCCCAATTTCCCTCATGATTGTACTAAAAGAATGCCTCACAAAATAAGTCGTTAATGGAGTTTGCAGCTTCAATTTTAAATCATCCTGGATTAACTGAAGGTTATCATTCAGCATCCGGGTAAATGCATCTTGATTTTTGTATTGAAATACAGTTTCCCGGGCGTGTTCAACCTTCGCGTTCCCTTTGTATTCATGATCAGCAAACCACAACAGATACTTTTTACCCTTGTATTTCTCAATCAACGCCATTGCCTCAGGTTCCAATTTGATGTTGTAAAATCGCTTTGTTTTTGCCCTGTAATACTGAAGCCTTCCATCAACAATATTTGAGGGGAGTAAATAAAACAGGTCTTTAATATTTATTCCAAATAGGTAAAATTGAAGCGTGAAAACATCCCGTGTTATTTCCCGTCTTTTGATTTCTGTTTTATAGTCGCGGATCTTCCGGATTATTTCAATTGAAAGGTTCCGGTTTCTGGTTGGTTCGGTCTTAATCTCAAACTTTCTGAACGGATAAACAGTCATCAAATCGTCATCAATAGCTTCGTTTATAATTACCCTCAACCATCTCAGATATGTGGCAATTCCATTAACGGTCATGTCTGTCTGACAATAATTAACAAATCGCTCTAAAAACTTTTTATCAATGTCTGAAAAGTTGAGAACAGGACCAACGTAGAATTTCTTTATTTTCTCATATGTACATTTCAGCAACCTTGATGAGTTGTGCCGGCCATTGGCTTTGAACTCTTCGATTCGCTTTAAGCAATAAGGGAAAAAGTCAGAGCAGATTTTTTCATTCGAAAACAAAAATCTTTTCAATGCCTGAACGTCCATCTTTTTGACTTTTTCAGCATTGTTTATGATTTTCAAATCACACTCATTTTTTATCTGAGCCAAACGTGTATTCTTAACCGAGGCGTAAACGTCTCCCTTCGCGCCGCCTTTAACTTTTCCATCAATGAAAAATTCAGGTCGCACATTTATTCCGGTTGGGACGCGAACGGTTTTATGATTTGCCGAAATTTGAAACATTACGACGCATTCGCCGGACTTCTTAATCTTTGTTGGAATGACTACCAGTTTTGTATTTGCCATGATTTTCGAACTGCATTTGAACTGCGTTTGAGAATAAAATCACTTAAATTGACACGATTTGACACTGCAAATGCCAAAAATATAAAATTATTGAGTTCGTAAAACCTTTGTAACCAACTGAAATTCAACGCTAAAAAATGGAGCCACTTGTCAGACTTGAACTGACGACCTGCTCATTACGAATGAAAACGTCTGTCTTTATAAAGCGTTATTTTACTGATAATTACAAAGGTCATTTTTAAAATTGAACTGCATTTGAACTGCTCTTATTTTTTAGGTCAAGCTGTTCATGTAAACTGAACACCTCAAGCGTGCTAATTTTCAGTTTTTTATATGTTCGCATATTTGATTAATTATTTGTATAATTAGGAAAAATAATAAGCCATGAAAAAACTATTCGCCTTTTTGAATGAACGCAGAGAACGAAAATTAAGAAAAGAACTGATCTTAAAATTCCGTGATTGTCATCAAGTATGGGACATAAAACAGATGATCGCATTTATTAAGGATGGATCAGTCCCTCCAATTGCCTCTTAAGGTCAAAAGTAACCTGATTTACGGTAATAGTTTTTAGGGCACTTCCATAGGCATAAGTTATCCTGCTTTGTGAAACTGTGCCAATACTATTCTTGTCATCCTTGACGAGAATATTTTCTATTGTCAAAACGTAACGTGGGTTGATTAAAATAGTTGCACCGTCTTTTGTCACTTCGATGAATTTTTTCATGGTTTTTTTAGTTTTTAAATCGCTTATCTCATTTCTTCAATTGTCACCTCCCATAAACCGGAAGCATTAACGGACAAATAATATCTTCCGGCGCTTTTTTGAATAGAACTTTCGGTATCTTCTTTTTCGGCACTTGACATTGCCTCTGGAATACCTCCGTCCTTCATTATATCAGAGCCTTCATCTACAACGTAAACAGCAAACATGCCCATTCCTAAACCTGAAGGCGCCTCATATTTATATCTTACCCTTGCTTCGTTGCCTTTCAGTTCAAATACTGGCGATTTCTTCATCCCATTGCCTTTGAATGAATATACTTTTGTCCATTGTTTTGTATTGGATTGATCGGGGGTTGCTATATATGTTTGGGACGGCTCGGCTACATTTGCCGACTTATCGTCTCCAAGATTACCAATATAGACCAATACGATAAGTACGCCAAAGATAATCACCCATGTTTTTTTGTACCATGGTTTTTGAATTTTGTTTTGAATTTCCATAAGATTTGTTTTAGTTGTTTAATTTACATCCTTCTATATTGAAGTTAGTATTTTAGATTTCATAGATATGTACTCATCCTCCGATATGGCCCCTTTTTCTTTTAAGGCATAGATCTTTTCAAGTTGCTGTGTAAAATCTTGATCAGAATGATTTGTTGATTGATTACTGAGCGTATGCGAATCATGTATTAAATTTGTAAGAACATTAACAAATTTTTGCGCCATGGTGTGATCACAATATTTTACAATCGCATTATTACTGGATGATGTAACAACTATCGAACTGGTAATTAGCCCTTTTCTAAATGATGCTGAAGATATAACCTGAAGCGACACCTCTTCTTTTGAGATAGTTCCGATAAAGCTCTTTCTGAAAAATACTATTCGCTTATTCGTTGCAATAACTAATCCGCTACCGTTAATTTTCCCACCGCCAATATTTTCCAGTAGACCCTCCAATAGTCCATGTAATTTTTCATCTGTAAATAATAGATTGATAAGTTCTTTCATTTCAGATTTAGAGTTTCTTGGTTTAAAACCGTAATCATTACAAAACTTATCGATTTCAATTTGTGTCATAGGTATAATTATTTAATTTATTTCGCAATATTGCGATTTGTATGCCCACATATTTATTAACTGGCCTTTCTTTTTTGTCCATTTTCACTAGACTGTTTTTCTGATTCGTATTTCTCTAATTTATCTTCGAGTAACTTTACTTGACCTTTCAGGCTTTTAATCAGATCATCCCTATAATCAATCATCCCGCCCGGATCATGCTTTTCAATTTTATCTTCATCTTTTAACATCTCGCCCTTGCCGGTCAGAAGCCAGTTGGAATTAATTATTAAAGTATTTACGTTTAATATCTTTTCGATAGTTCCACTTGATGGACTGTTTTTCCTTCCTGAAACAATATCCCTTATCGTTGACTGGGTAACACCAACTTCACGACTAAATGCTGTAACGTTTCCATTATAATATTGGTCTATAATTAGTTGTATTCTTTTGTTAATTGAATCCATTACGAACCTCCTTTAGTTTTAGTAAGTATTAACACTTAGTGCAAATGCGTATTAATACGTAAATATTGTATCTACGTTAAATTAATTACAAAAACACTTGTACATTAAAGCAACTGCGTTTATATTTGTGCCAGATAATAATAGAACAAAAATACATTAAAAACAATACAAATGAACAAAAAAAATGAACCGATTAAAGAGGGCAGAAAACTGAGGTCTATTCAGGAGCTTGCCGAGCTTTTAGGATGCACGACAGCATCAGCAACAACCTACATGAAGGAGGGTAAAATTCCATACTACAAAGTAGGTAGAACGGTAATATTCGACGTCAACGAGGTTATGGAAGCAATTAAACAACCCGTAAAAGCCTAAGCCATGGATCAACTTGTACTAACAAACAAAAAAGGTGACAATATCACCACTTCGCTAATCATTGCAGAAACTTTCGGAAAAGAACACAAAAATGTTTTAAGGGACATTCAAGAATTGGCATGCAGCGAAGAATTTAGACGGCTCAATTTTGAGCACACCCCCTACGTTCATCCACAGAACAAACAAACCTACCCAATGTACGAAATCACTAAAGACGGCTTTTCGTTTTTGGTCATGGGTTACACTGGAGAGAAGGCCGCCGAATTCAAAGAGACGTTCATTCTTGAATTCAACAAACGGGATGCAATGTTAAAGAGTGATGATTACATTCTACTAAGAAGTCAGGAAATCCTCACCAATCGCATGAAAGCGCTCGAGGCTGTACTCGAACAAAAAGACAGACGTCTGGAGCTTCAGCAAACCGTAATCAGACAGTCCGCGCCTAAAGTTGAATACTACGAAGAGGTTTTAACGTCAAACAGCTCTCACCTGACAAATACAATTGCCAAAGAATTGGGAATGTCGGCTACAACCTTAAATAAAAGACTTGACATAGCCGGTATTCAATATAAGCAAGCCGGATCATGGGTTTTAAGGGCCAAATATCAGGGTAGGGGATTGACCAAAACCAAAACCTACACTTTCAATGACAACCACGGGAAAACTCAAACATCTATTCAAACCGTATGGACAGAGAAAGGGCGTGAATTTATTCATAAGGTCATAACATCTCAAAAAGTATCGTTATGAACTACCCTATCCAAATAGAAAACGAACCCGCGATGCTTCGCCTGATTCAAAAGGTTGTAAGGGTTACCCTGAAAGAACAACAGCCCGAAAAAACAGCCCGGCTAATGAGTAAAAACGATTGCTACAAAGCAGTTGGAGGCAGAACAATAATCAATAAGGCTATTGAATCAGGAACCCTAAAAGAGCATTGCATCGAGGGTCGGGTATGTTTTAAAACAATTGAATTTGAAAACTGGCTTAATAAATCCCAATTATGAAAACCCTCAAATTCATTTCAGATTATTGGTTCCCCGTTTTAATATCAATTGCAGTAATCACAATAGTAACCTATTTATACTTCAAAGCATGAAAACCTTCTTTATCCAATTGTTTATTGTTACCGGAATCATCACGCTAATTTGCGTATTGGGTGGACTAATCGACCGGATGCCTTTTGTTTCTGCTATCGTGTTTGGAATTGCCGCCGCCGGTTTTGTCTGGTACACCTCACATAAAGCAAATATCCTAATCGTTCTATTATTCATTTCCCTTTCCTTCACTTCGTGTTCACAAAGCGGTTATAGAGGATTAACAAAGTCGCAAAAACAAGTAAAATTTCACAGTACGCACAAACCAACCACAAACATATTCTACGACCGCCACCGTGCGCAATGGGATAGATAAAACATTAATAATCCGGTTTTTGGAACGAATTTAAAACATTCGAAGGCGTTCGCTTTGCCTTGACCGGCCAAATATCACACGTTATTTGACATGATGGATAGTTTGAAGGGGTTAATGGAGAAAACTCGAAAGAGAAGATTAAAACATTAAGTGCCTGACAAGCGACAACGTTTATAGGATCGCACTTTACGAAGGGATCGGAGGAAACGAATACACGGAGGGAAAGGTTTTGAAGTTCGATTCTTCGCCCTCCACGCAAAATCTAAACCATGAAAGCCGGATGATTTTTAAATCTCTGCGGTTAATTGAGATTCAGACCGATGGTAAATAGTTGACGGACCGGAAAGACGGTCAAATTTGATCATGTGGCGGAATTGGTAGACGCTAAATGCTAATAACGGTTGCTGAAGTATGAGGATTTATGGTCCCATGTCAAGCAGTTCAGGTTCGAGTCCTGACATGATCACAATATTAGATTTAATTAGCTCTGATATTATATTTCTATTTCTCGCTGTGAGTTTACATGGACCCAACCAAAGGCATACGCGGCACAATTTATTATCCCTGATGCTTAAGTGTATCAGGGATTTATTTTAAAACCTTCATTCTATGAAAACAGAAACAATTATCAAAAACGGTTATGAACATACTATTGTCGAAGTTCCAGACCGACCGAGAACAACCCGAATTGATGGATTTGGAAAATGCACCACATCAATCACTCCACAGCCTAATTATGATGGTCGTAGAAATATGGCACTGAAATCAGTCAGAAGATTGACCCGTTCTGAATTGATGGTTTTAAAAATCAAAGCAGAAACCCTAAAACACGAGCAGGTATGACAGCAATTGAAAAATTCATTTTGGCCGGAATGGCTATTATCGTGGTCTCTTTTATTGTGCTAGTAATTATCAATGTGGTATTTCATATCTACCATAAAGCACTGACAGAAGAACCTGAAAAAGAAATTGTAAAGGTCACAGACGATCTGATCGACAATTCAATATTTGACATGTTCCCATCGTGGAAAGATGAATTTAACGACGATGAGGAAATGAGAGAAATTGAGGCTTCATGTGACCTTTATTTAGCCGCCACCAATCTTTTGAAAGATCCTAAAAATCTGATGCTGATACTTCAACTGAGCGACGCCGCAGACAAATACGAAAAATACGTTTTAAAATAAATCTAAAATTAAAAAAGATGAATGAATTACGATTAATTGAAGTTAATGGAAACGTGATTGATTTAGATGCAATCACCGCAGTATGCCTTATTTACGGCATATATTTTAATATTTCTCTTCCAGGTAGCTGCGTACCCGTAACGAACAGCAACCCTGAGACCCTTGTTAAAATGCGCGAATGGGTAATTAAAGAATGGCGCAATGGTTCTGAAGTCAAAGAATTTAATCCTACAATCTAAAATCATGAGTAAAGAAAAACGAATGTGCACCTTTTACAAGGGAGCCGGAAAGCCTTTTAAATCCGACAAACAAGATCGAAATGCTAAATGCAAATGCGGATCTGAAAAGAAGGCTAAAAATTGCTGTGGATGCGAAACCAATTATTACACGGCAAAAACTAAAGAACCCAACTTTAAAAAACGAGAGGAGGAATGCAATGAGTAGTTTCTTTATGGTTTATGTGGAGGGAAACAATGCTCCAGTAGTCAGATATTCAGTTATAATCCTTGCAGAAGCAGAGGCTAAAAGGTTGGCAAAACTGACAGGAAAGAAAGCGTTTGTACTGGCCTCAATTAAATCGATTGAAGTGAATGAATTCAAGATCGAAGATTGCAGGCCAAACGACGATCTTCCTTTCTAATATTAATTAATCAAAATAGTAAAAATGGCAGAAGAAACGTGGTTAGACAAACTTAACCCTCTTAAGATTACGGACAACGAAAAGGTGAAAGAATCATTTATTAGCACCTTTTCAAAGATACATAAAAAAAGTATCGACGAGGCTACGATGATTTATGAAAAAGAATCAATGTATTTCAAAAAGGCAGTCAGCGGAAGCGATAAGCTGCAAAAATGTACAAGAATCAGCCTTTACAGTGCATTTATCGAAATTGCAATTCAGGGTATATCAATTCAGCCCGGGCAAAAATCAGAAGCTTATTTAGGGAGCCGTGGTGTAAATATCGGATCGAAAACAGAAAAGAAATATATCGAAACTTGCATGTTATCAATTACCGCTTATGGCGAATTGAACATGAGGATTGCAGCCGGTCAAATTATCCGAATGAAAAACCCTATCGTGTTGTACGAGGGTGACCATTTTCAACCTCTCACAAATCAAAGGGGCGAATTGTATGTCGATTACAAACCTGCTATCCCACGGAAATCACAAAAGATTTACGGCGCTTGGGTTTGTATTGAATTGCCAGGTAATTCACTTGATTTTAAATGGATGTTGGAAGATGACATTGCAAGGCTTATGAATTACTCAATTCCCAAATTTGGAAATGAAAGAGGTGCGGCAAATGCACTATATACCGCAAACGAGGGCCAGATAGACCCCGGCTTTCTGGAAGCCAAAACCATCAAGCACGCAATGCGAGCCTATACAAAATTAAGGGTTAGCGACATTGCAAGTTTTGAGGGGGAAGAAACCGAAGAAAAGGAAGCCCCTGAACCATTCGGCGAAACCGAACAGCCCGTTATTAAAAACACGGTGAAAGTTACAATTAATCCAAACGAACCTTTTTAAATTATATTCAAATGACTGAAGAAATTGCAATTTCAGAAAGCGAATTACAAGTCGCTAATCTTGTAGAAATAGTACAAACAGCGCCGGATATTCTCAGAAGCAACCGAACGCGCCACGATAAAGCGGTTGAGTATGGCAATAACCTACTCACGAAGGCAGAAGAGAACGGTATGAGCTATGACCTTGACAAGTTAATGTCCGACTATCAAGATAAGCTAAAAACCACCTTAAAAACGATTAAGGAGGCAAGGCAACCATTCACACAGCTGGTAGATGCTGTTTCAAGTCAGTTTACTTCATTGGAAGCGGACATTAACCCGACAGGAAAGGCGAACATCTATTTCAACATTCAAAGGGTTCGCGACATTTATGTTGCTGAAAAGATTGAGGCACAAAAGAAAAAAGACGCTTTGATTCTCATGCAGCAAAATAAGGATAAAGAGACTATTGACATTGAAAAACAGGTAGAAATAAATGTTAATTCAGATTTCAATAGTTACTTATCTGGCGTAAAAAGAGCGATGAATAACATTTTCGAAGGAATGACACTTGAATCATCCAAATCAATCGGAAAGGTTCTAAACGCTACGCCGATGGGATTATCTCAACAATCTTTTGATTTATTGGGAAATCGCGCATATTGGCCACAATACATCACAAAGGATGAAGCTCAGGAAATCTTAAAAGCAAAGAAAACCGAAGAGCTTTTTACTGATTTGAATGATGTTTGCGGAATTGATCTGAGCGAATACCGGCGCGAGCTGATCGAAAAGATACCATCCAAAATCAAAGAACTCGAGGCGATTGCCGCCGCTGGTATTGAAGAAAAGGCCAGATTAGAAAAGGAAGCAACCGACCGCAAAAACTTAGAGGCTCAAAGGTTGTTGGATGAAGCGGAAAAGAAAGCAAAAGAAGCCGCTCAATCAGCAGAAGTAGCCGCCGCCGGTAAGACCTTTGAGGCAACAATAGCAACACAGGCCCAATTGTTTCAGGCCGAAGCCCCAAAAACAAAGGATGGTTATTTTATCACAGTGAATCACAGGGCCGGATATGCTTTGTTATTTCAATTCTGGTTTGAGAAAGAAGGCCACGGATTAACCGCCGATAAGATTGAAAAAAAGACAATCGGACAAATGAAAGCCTTTGCCGAGGCATACGCTATCAAGAACGACGAAAAGATAGTTAGTCCACTACTCTTTTACAAAGAAACTTACAAGGCAAAGTAAGTGAATCCTGATCTTTACTACAACCGGAAAGAGGTCAGTAATTCTGATCTCTCATGGTTGAAAAAACAGTTATATCCCTCCTTTATGCCAGATCCTACCGAGGCGTACAAATTCGGCAATCTTCTTGATGCAATGCTCACTGAATCAGATCGGGTTGATTTTCTGCAAAGAACCTGCGACACGGATCATTTCACAAAAGAAGTATTCGAGCAGGCAATGAGCATGAAAAGAGCCTTTCTTCGAGACCCCACAGCAAAGCAGATGATTGAAGGCGCCGATACTCAAAAGATAATGAGCAAAAGACTAAATCTAAACTTTCAAGGCATAGATTTCAATCTCAATGCCCGTTGTAAATGGGACATCTGGAGGGATGCAATCAATTGGGGAGGCGACATAAAAAGCACAGCCGCAACAACTCAAAAAGGTTTTGAGGATGCAGTTAGATACTTCGATTACGACCGCCAAAGGGCTTGGTATATGGATATAGCCGGAAGTAAGCAGGATATTCTGATAGCCATTTCAAAAGTCAACTTCAAAGTATTCAAAGTTTACATTACCCGCGATTCGGAGCTATACAAATCTGGACAATCAAAATACAATGAGTTGGCTTTCAGGTGGTGGTTAATGTTTGGAGAAAACAAAGCAGCATAAATTAATAAATCAATTATTATGAGTTCAAGTGATCATTTTTATGAAGCATGCCATGAAGCATGGTGCCGCGGAGGTAATCCTGACCATATAGATCCAGACCGAAGCGAAAACGACTATTACGATGGTAGAAGTCCTGAGTACACCGCAAGTAGGGAGGTTGAAAAACAGCAAGGCGAGAGACAGAGAAGGCGAGATATGGAGCAAGATGAAGAACATTATTAATTATGAGTGAGCCTATTGTTATAGCTGCCATTTACGAAGGTAGCCGGGATTTAAAAGATAGATCCAAGAAGCTGACATTTCAAACGGACGAGATTAGTCCGGGCATAGCCGCAAGCCTACAAATGTGCGTTCAAAACTTTGTTTATGTCGCAATTAAAGCCGAAGAGTTTACAAAAGCCGAAGTTGACAGCATTAACAATCTAAAGACCGAATTTGAAGATATGGCAAAAACTCACAGCCAGCGCTTAAGGTCTGTTCTTTTCCGGCTATGGCAACAAGATTCAGCCGGATATGTAGATTTCAATCTGTTCTATCAATTTAAAATGGAAGGGTTTATAAGCCATTTAAAATCAAAATTATTTTAGTTTTTAATCAATAATTATTCATTATGAAAATTACGAAAGCGAGCGTAAAGAATCGCAGTTTGACCGTGGAATTTACAGAGAAAAAAACCTTCATAAACACAGAAGGCGAACCGATCGAATCAGTCAGGGATTGCAAGTATTCCTGTTATGATGTTTGTCATGATTCACTAATCGAAGCGTTTGACAAACTCAAAACTCACGCGGTATTGATCGCAGATGTCCGGGAAGCTATAAAGGTTGAAAATGCTATTGCTTCAGGTGTTTATTTAGAAGCCTTCAATTTAGAAGAGTTGAAAAACATCACAATAACTGGGTTTGTGGTAGTCGGAAACGAAGACGATGGAAGCGAAGGCGCTATGATTATCTGTCAGAAAAAAACAGGCATGAGAATCCTGAATATCACAACGCCAACCGTCAAATTTGATGATCCTGAATACTCTTTTGGTTCAGAATTCAGGGGCGTTATCGAAAACTGTATTTATGAAGTTGAAGAGTACATGGACGGTAAAGTGGCCGTTAAGCAACTCGAAATGAACTTTGATGAAGGATTCAACGGAGAACCGGCAGTTAAGAAGTCAAAAAAGAGCAAAAAGAAACTGCTTGAAGCGTTCGATGATATTGACGTAACATTTTCAAACATTCCCGAACACGCTGAATAAATGGAAATAACCGTAATCAAACAAGATTACGCTATTTCTTTTGCATACCGTCCGCATCTTGTCGAAGCCGTTAAACATTTACCTGGTCGTAAATGGAACGATTCTTTGAAGGTGTGGACGGTTCCTTTGATGTACCGCGATGAGGTTAGTAAATTCCGCCTAAAGTGGGGTTTTAAGATGGTCGAAGCAAAGGAGCCAGAAAAAGAAATAGTAGTCGAAGAAGTTCAAGTCAAGGCAATGCCAACGGGCGAAGGTCTTGACCTATCATTCATGAAAATGAAACCGTATCCATTCCAGGTGGAAGGAATTGCAGCCGGAATTGAATTTGAAAGGCTAATTATTGGAGATCAACCGGGACTTGGTAAAACCCTGCAAAGTATCGGAATAGTCGGTTTCGTAAAATCATTTCCGTGTTTAGTTATTTGCCCTTCATCTTTAAAAGAAAATTGGCGCCGCGAATTTGAAAAGGTCAGCGGACGCAAAGCGATGATTCTAACTGATGCAGTGAAAAGGAATTACAAACTATTTTACGAGGCTGGACTTGCAGATGTTTTTATAGTCAATTACGAAAGCCTGAAAAAGTATTTTGTTTCATCCATCACACAAAGAACATCACCATCAACCGGAAAGCCTATCCCGTGGACACTAAAAGACGTGTATTTCCGCAATGAAATAGAAATGTTTAAGTCTGTTATTATTGACGAATTACACCGCTGTAAATCAACCGCAACTCAACAAAGCAAGTTCACGAAAGGAATTACAACAGGTAAAAGGTTTGTGATCGGATTAACCGGAACGCCGGTCGTAAACAAGCCAAAGGATTTAGTTTCCCAGCTGTATATTATCAACCAAATGAATCAGACGTTTGGCAATTACAAGCACTTTACTGATCGATATTGTGCCGGAAATAACGAGGCGAGCAACCTGAAAGAACTCAACGTTAAGCTAAGAAACAATTGCTTTATCAGACGTGAAAAACAGGCAGTTTTAAAGGATCTTCCAGACAAACAAAGGCAGGTAGTTATTTGCAACATCAACAACCGCAAAGAGTACGACGACGCGGAAAAGGATCTTATCAAATACCTGAAGGACTACAAAGATGCTTCAGATAGTAAAATTGCCAGTGCGTTGAGAGGTGAAATCATGGTTAAAATCGGAATTCTCAAAAACATCTCAGCACGTGGAAAACTTGCAGAGGTTTTTGATTTTGTTGATGACATCATGGAGGCAGGGGAAAAACTAATTCTGTTCATCCACCTCAAAGAAGTTTCGGCCGCAGTCATGGCCCGATATCACGGAGCGGTCAGTATTACCGGATCTGATGATATGATTTCACGTCAAAATTCAGTTGATAGATTTCAAAAGGACCCTAAAGTAAAATTGATCGTTTGTTCCATCAAAGCCGCCGGAGTTGGCCTGACATTAACAGCATCTTCCAGAGTTGGATTTATTGAGTTCCCTTGGACTTATGCAGACTGCGAACAATGCGAAGATAGAGCACACCGGATAGGCCAGAAAGATAGTGTGATGGTCTATTATTTTTTAGGTAAAAACACTATTGACAGCAAAATCTACAAAATAATTCAGGCAAAGAAAGCAATTGCGCAAGCGGTCACGGGATCGACTGAGCAAATACCTGAAAACATTGTAGATATGGTTGTAAATTTATTTAATCAGAAAGACGAGGACGAGCATTAGAAATTATGGAAAAGCTATCAAAAGACTTAATATTTATAAGTCAAATTAACAGGGACGGCTCAGGAGTTACGCCTGTCAACAGTGAGTATTTATACTTTTTGCAAGAAAACAAATTCTCGAAAGATAGGCCGTTTCATTTGCGTTGCCTTTCTATGACCGAAAAAACATTTATAGCAAGCAATTTTAACTCATTTGTTGTAAAACTTAAACAATAAAACATTTAGAAATTATGCCAAAAGGTAATTGGACAGAAGCAGACAAGGACGGGTTTATTCACGTTCCTGATGAATTAGACGGGCTTGTAAATAAACTTGGATTTCAGTTGAGATTTCACACGATTTCTGATAAAAATGAAATTCAAACAGTTTGTGATATGGCCTGGATTGCACAAAAGTATTTCAGGGATCATCCTGAAGCATTAAAATAATGGAACCCAAAACTAAAACCTGCAAATGTGGGAATGAGTTTATTCCACAGTACAGAAACTTAATCCTTATATCAAAGCAGTGCATTGCTTGCCGTTGCAAGAACGAACTCGATAAAAGACACGCTTTAAAAAGAATAGCTCTTAAAACGCCTCATTTACCTATTAAATCAGTTGTTCGGGAAAACCGAACATGTGACGTTAAAAAAAAAGTTCGGCGTATTTCAGAAAAAGGTTTAATCGCAAAACTCGATAAGGTATTCAGTTTATTCATTCGACAAAGGGATTCTAAAGACGGGGTTTTCAAGTGTATTTCATGCGGAAAGCCTAAGCCTTACAGATTAGCAGATAATGGCCATTATATCAATCGTGCAAACATGACAACCCGATATGATGAAGTCAATTGCAATGCTCAATGTTCGTATTGTAACCGTTTTCGTGAGGGCAATGCTCAGGGATATCGCAAAGGATTGATTAAAAAATACGGAGAACTGGCCGTTGATATTCTTGAAATGAAAAAACACAACACCTCAAAGATTTCAAGTGTCGAGTTACAGATATTGATTGATGTTTATAAGGCTAAATTAAAGGGTTATGAATAAACCATGGTACACCTCACAAAAACGCTTCAACGCTAAAATAGTAATTCGATGGGAAAAGAGAGGGTTTAAATACCATGCCGGACACCTCCAATTATTACGGTTTTCCTATCGAACGCTGATGTATTGGGCGTGTATAAATGGTGCGAAAGTAAGCACTAAAAACAAAGTAAATACTGAACTAAAATTATTTTAAAATGAGCACGAAAGAACAATACATCGACTTTCTAAAGTCAAAGATTTGCATTGCGCCTGAAACTGGATTATCTATTGAAATTCCGTTAATGGACTTCAATGATGGCACAAAACTAAAACCCCATCAAAGGGATGCAGTCAATTGGGCCATAAAAGGCGGCAGACGGGCGTTATTTGAATCTTTCGGACTTGGTAAGACAATTCAGCAGCTTTTAATCATTCAAGCTATTTTAGAGCACGAAGGCGGTAAAGGAATTATCTGTTGTCCGTTGGGAGTTCGACAAGAATTTAAAAAAGACGGTCGCAATAAATTAGGGATCGAAGTAAACTACGTCAAGACTCAGGAAGAGGCCGACAGTTATCCAGATGGATCTATCCTAATAACCAATTATGAACGAATCAGAGACGGTAATATTGACCCGAAAACATTTACCGTTACCAGCTTAGATGAGGCTTCAGTTTTGCGCTCTTATGGTTCAAAAACTTACCAAACATTCTTAGAAAAATTCAAAGGAGTTAAATATAAGTTTGTTTGTACCGCGACACCTTCGCCAAATAAATACAAAGAACTGATTCACTACGCCGGATATCTTGAAGTAATGGACACCGGACAGGCTTTAACCCGATTCTTTCAAAGGGATTCAACAAAGGCCAACAACCTCACGCTTTATCCTCACAAAGAAAAAGAATTCTGGTTCTGGCTTTCAACCTGGGCTTTATTCATCACCAAACCTTCCGATCTTGGATATTCTGACGAAGGATATGATTTGCCGGAAATGCAGGTTGTCTACCATCCAGTAAAAGTTGACCATACCACCGCAGGCTGTGACGATGATGGCCAGGCTAAAATGTTCCGGGATTCGGCCATTGGACTGAAGGATGCCGCAAAGGAAAAGAGAGACTCAATCCCTCACAGAATTGAAATGATGGAAAGTATTATCAAAAACGATCCTGACAGCCATTACATTATTTGGCATAATCTCGAATCTGAAAGGCATGAGATTATGAAGTCTTTTCCACCAAAAGAATACAATTCGGCAGATGCTTACGGCTCGCAGGATCTCGATGAAAGAGAACAGGTTGTAATTGATTTTAGTGAAGGGAAAATAAAGTATTTAGCAACAAAGCCGTCAATTAGCGGACAGGGTTGTAATTTTCAATATCACTGCCATAAAGCTATCTTTCTGGGTATTGGATACGAATTCAATGATTTTATTCAGGCGCTGCATAGAATTCACAGATTTCAACAAAATCAGCCGGTTGAGATTCATATTATTTACGCCGAATCGGAAGGTGAAATTCTGAAAGCGTTAGAGCACAAATGGAAACAGCATAACTATTTAGTTGAACAAATGACAAATATCATGAAAGAAAACGGTTTAAGCTCCACAAATGGAGAGCAGAAGTTGTTGAGGTCGTTAGGACTTGAAAGAAGGGTTGAGGCTGGTAAGTTGTTCGAAGCTATCAATAACGATTGCACCATCGAAACGATGTGTATGGATACCGATTCTGTGGACCTGATTCATACTTCAATTCCCTTTTCGAATCACTACGAATACACCCCATCATACAACGATTTCGGACACAACGAAGGAAATGCAAGATTCTTTGAGCAAATGGATTTCTTAACACCTGAACTTTTAAGAGTATTAAGACCCGGGCGCCTTGCAGTAATTCACGTTAAAGACAGGATCTTATTCGGTAATGCTACGGGAACAGGAATGCCAACGGTTGACCCGTTCAGTGATATGACTGTATTTCATTTTATCAAAAATGGATTTCAGTACATGGGCCGGATTACCATCGAAACCGATGTAGTAAGGGAAAACAATCAAACCTACCGACTTGGATGGACTGAAAAAACAAAAGACGGCACAAAGATGGGTGTAGGATGTCCGGAGTATCTTTTGCTGTTTAGAAAATTACCCTCGGACACTTCAAAGGCTTATGCTGATGTTCCGGTAGTAAAAACCAAAGAAGGATACAACCGTGGCCAATGGCAGATTGACGCCCGGGCAAAGTGGAACAGTTCGGGCGAAAGGTTCCTTACTCCGGATGAGCTTCGTCAGTATCCAATTGACCGAATAAATAAATATTTTGGTGAGTGGGCAAAAGACACGGTTTATAGCTATGAAATTCATGTCGAAATTGCAATCACGCTTGACAAAATGGAAAAGCTACCTGCAACATTTGAAACCTTGAAGATTCCGGCCCGCACACCATGGGTATGGGATGATATCAACCGAATGATTACCCTCAATTCAAAGCAGACTCAAAAGAAGTTGCAAAATCATGTTTGCCCTCTTCAGTTCGATATCGTTGACAGGGTGGTTGAGAATTGGAGTAATCCAGGCGAATTGGTTTATGATCCTTTCGGAGGCATTATGACAGTTCCATACAGAGCGATTAAGTTAGGACGGAAAGGAAAAGCATGTGAATTAAACCCTGACTATTTCAGGGATGGATTGTGCTATCTGAGAGCAATTGAAACCGAAGTTCAGTCTCCGACAATGTTTGCGCTATCTGAATTTTAAAATCTAAATCATGGCAGAAAATAAAAAATCATTCTTGCTGTATGCTGATTATGAAAGCCTCTTCTCTGAATTATCAGACGAAGAGGCCGGAAAGCTAATAAAAGTTGTATTTAAGTATGTCAATGATGAAAATCCAATAGTCACTGATAAGATGTTGAATATTGCATTTATACCCATTAAATTACAGCTTAAAAGAGACCTGAAAAGATGGGATAATAAGATAACAAAAAGAGCTGAATCAGGAAGATTAGGAGGGATAAAAAGCGGAGAAATACGCGCTTTAAATTCGAAGCAAAACGAAGCAAACGAAGCAAATGCTTCAAATTCGAAGCAAACGAAGCAAAGCGAAGCAAACGAAGCTGTAACTGTAACTGATACTGTAACTGTAACTGATACTGTAACTGTAAATGATACTGTAACTGATACTTTTATAAATATAAAAGAGAGAGAAAAGGAAAACCCCTCACTTTTTCAGATCTTTTTAACAGAGAATCAAATTCAAAATAACGATGCTTTAGAATTTCTCAGCTCAGAAAGTTGGTTTGAATCAAAAGCAATGCAGTTGAAAAGCGAAACGGCTATCATAACCGAAAAAGCAAAAGACTTTCTTGTTAATCTTCGCCACCGCGATAAACTGGAAGGAAAACAGCTTGCAGACTTCAGGGAGCATTTTGTAAATTGGTTTAAACTTAACCGGAGCGACACCATCCCGGATAAAAAGTATGATTATTTAATTCCTAAATGCCTACAATGACAGCAGACAACGTTTACTCAAAATCAGAAATATCAACAATTCCCTTTGAAAATTTAAAGGAAATTATCAACGATGAGATTGTTGCCCTTCTTTTCGATTTCGGTCAAAAGGTAGGCGCCAATGATCCAGAATTTAATTATTTGGTTGCAAAAACAACCGAAGTACTACGAAGCCAATATCCCAAATGGAAATTATTCTATTTGGATGAATGCTTCAGGAACGGCAAACAAGACGTTTACGACAAAGGGCAAAAAGTGACAATGAAACGGTTAGAATATTGGTTTAAGTCTTACAACATTCACACTTCGGACGCTCTAAAAGATCAATGGAAAGAAAAGTCTTATTCGGAACTTGACAATACCGGGTTCTTCAACAATTCTTGCAGATTTCCCAATATTATCAAATTCAGACAGGCACGAAAGCCAGAATACGACGGTGAAGATTGGACACTCGAAAAGATTGAGCAGTTGCCAGAATATCAACACTGGCTTAGCCTACGAAGCCGCAAAGCTCCAGACCTTAAAAATTTAATCAATAAAAAGTAAAATGGAACTAGAAAAAATCGCGCCTTACTTGGCGCACGGATTGAAAGCATTGGATGTAAAAGGCGGTGTATGTGTCATGCCTGATATGGCAGTATTCGACACTTGGAGCCAGGCAAACGATTATATACAGACAAAGAAATGAAACAAATTAGCCTATTCAGTGGAATTGGAGGTTTTGAATTAGCCGGAGAATGGGCAGGGTGGGAGAATATCGCCTCATGCGAAATTAACCCGTTTGGCAACCAGGTATTAACTCACTACTGGCCGGAAGCCTATCACCACGACAATGTAAAAACACTCACTTACGAAAAACTAAATGAAGAACTTATTCAGCGATTTGGAACAGACTGGCGAAACGATGACCTTATCATTACCGGAGGATTCCCATGTCAGCCATACAGTGCCGCCGGGAAACGTCTTGGAAAAGAAGATGACCGCCACCTCTGGCCGGAGATGCTTAGAATTATACGCGAAGTTAAACCGGAATGGGTTGTGGGCGAAAACGTTCTCGGCCTTACTAATTGGAATGACGGGGTGGTATTCAACGAAGTGCAGACTGACTTGGAGTCTGCGGGGTACGAAGTATTACCGTTCGTACTTCCAGCTTGTAGCGTCAACGCTCCCCACAGAAGGGATAGGGTTTGGTTTGTTGCGCACTCCATTAGTCGGGGACGCCACGAGCGGAGCAAGTCCGAATACAACAACGTTGGTAAACGGTCGCTTTGTAAGAACGAGCAAAGCAACAGGAACAAAGTTTGGAGCGAAACTTCAGGATGCAATAGCAACCGGATTACTACCAACACCGGATTGTTCGGACAGAAGATCGGACAACAGCAGTCAATGGGGGTTGAGCAATTATGCAAAGAACGATCTTTTACCAACGCCAAGAGCAAACAAGGTGAACGATTGCAATCTGAACAGCGAGAATTTAGCGAACAGGAACAAGGGCAATTTAGAGGAATTAGTAGCGAAATGGGTGGTAGGTTTATTACCAAGTCCATGTGCAACGGACAGCCCGGACAAGAACACAGGAAAGAGAAACCAGGACGGATTGCAGAAAAGAGCGTTCCAGATTACTGGCGAAACTTCCCAACTCAATCCCTGGTTCGTAGCAGAAATGATGGGGTTTCCCCCGGATTGGCTGGAATTACCGTTCCAAAACACAGAAACGAAAGCATAAAAGCATACGGAAATGCAATCGTTCCACAGGTTGTTTATCAAATTTTCAAAGCAATAAATCAATACTTAAAAAATCAATTCAAAATGAATAAATCATATTTAGGCAGAACGGTAACAAATCAGATCGAATTTAACGAACCTGGAACATTTATGTCGTATCACGCCGCCTGTAAATGGTGCAGCGATAACGGCTATTCCTACGGCTCAATGGACGGCGATAACCCGATAGCAATTTGGAAGGGTGAATGCTCAATATCTAAATGGTACAACCTGAGCAAAGAAGAAAAAGGTTCATGTGATGCTGTGATGGTTGGAGATATGAGAGATGGCCCTGTAAGTATTTATATTTTTTAGGCTATGGGTAAAATTTACATAAGCGGAAAGATTACAGGAGACGAAAACTACAAAGCCAAATTTGCCGATAGTGAATGGCGGTTGGTGAAATCGGGATGGAAAAGTATCGTTAATCCTGCAAGGTTAAGCCCCTGTAATACATGGGAAAATTACATGCTAAGAGATATTAAGTTGCTTTTTACGTGTACTGCAATTTACATGCTGAAGGACTGGAAAGAATCAAAGGGTGCAAGAATTGAACATGCAATAGCCCTAAACATTAACCTGTTGATAATTTATCAGGAATAAATTGTATAATCTAAAAAACCTTAAATTCATGAGAAACAAAAACGCTGATATTGTCATTCACAGCCTAATAGAGCGACACGCAAACAGATCGAAAATTTACAGGCGCAAATACGATTACGCAGAAGAAACAGCCCTAAAGGAAAAAGCAAAGGAAAAAATTCGTATTATATCGCGAAAGGAATTGGAAATTGAAGAAAAGGGTTATTGGGTGCGAGTTTTATATGATCATTTGAGCTATACGATTCTGATAAAACCACCTGCAACCGCCTTAGATTCAATTGCTAAATTCCTTGAAAAATTAAACAAACGGATATAATGGAAAGACCCATTTTAATAACAGCAGATGCAGACAAAGAGTTGATTGACACCATCGCAATCTGGGAAACAATGGCGGGTAAAACCCTTGTAAAAGGACAGCCTGATTATCTTATTTGCGCCATTCTTGCTTATCAAAAGTATTTATTACTGCAACGGGTCAATTCTGCATGTGTCAGTATGCTTTTGGATTTTGGAACGGCGCCGGTTTTAGATTACGTTGTTGCTTTGCTTGGCGTTGTTCGTTCCCCGGCTCAACCAGCTACATGTACGCTCAATTTCGTTTTAGTCGAAGGACATGGAGTGTTAACCATTTCAGCAGGAACCCGTGTAAGTAGTTCGGATGGCTTAGCAATTTTCGAAGTGAATGAAGATACTCTGGTTCTAATCGGAGCGAATACAGCCACAGCGAATGCCACGTGTCAAAGTGATGGGATTATCGGCAACGCTTACGCTATTGGAACCATTAATGCTATTATGGACGTACAGCCGTTTATTTCCACCTGTTCAAATATCGACATTACGGCAAATGGAGCGGATAACGAATCTGATGAAGAGTTAAGAATTAGGGCGAAGATCGCGCCGGCAATGTTTTCCACGGCTGGCCCAAAGGATGCTTATCTTTTTTTCGTGAAGTCTGTATCATCAAGCATTATTGATGTTGCCGTAATGACATCGCAGGAAGATCCGCGCGTACCAGCCGGAGAGGTTGACATTTTTGCGCTGTTAGAAAACGGGCAAGAATCAAGCCCGGCAATGAATGAATTAATATTGCAGACCCTTTCAGATGAGAAGATCAGGCCGTTAACCGATACGGTTATAGTCAATTCGCCAACTAAAGTTATTTATAATTTGTCGATCGGAGTGACTAAATTCAAGTACTTCACGGGGTTAAGTAGCGAGCTTGTAACTGCGATTACCAACATATTGAAAAAGTACAGAATTGCAAAGTACAGCAAATTGGGGTTAGATGTTGTTGCCATTGAGATTGAACAGCTTTGCAGAATTGAAGGCGTCTATGATCTTGCAATAACAATCACGCCGCCGATTGGAAAGAGCTTAACAGGTCGCAATTTGGTTATCCTACCGAATGAATTTCCCTATCTTGATTTAATAACAGTTAACGTAATAGGCTCAAACAATGGATAATATGAGAAGTATAATTTGCAATGAGCGTGAAAAGTTTTTGTTTGAAACCGATAAAGAATCAAACGGAGCCGCCGGAGCCGAAGCCCAATCGAAAGGTTTTGTATTTAAAATGCCGTTCATGTTTACAGATAAATATTCAACGTTATTTTTTTGTAATCATACTTGTGCCAAATCATTCTACAGCAAAAACATTCCCAAAAACGAAAAATCAACACAGATTCTTTCAGATCTTAAAAAGGAAATACCGCGAATGGTTAAAGAGACGTGTGATGGGTTACAACAATTATCGGATATGATAAATCATAAATAATGGCTAATCTATTCGACATATTTAGCAAAACAGCAGAAAAGGTAATAGGGGATATTGATTTGACCCCTGCAATGATTTACCTTTTCGATGCTGTCAATGCAAACGCTTTACCAGCTTTAGCCTCTCAATTTGATGTTGAAGGGTTCAAAGGTTGGGATCTTGCAATAACCGAAAAACAAAAGAGGGAGCTATTAAAAACCGTAATGGAAATTAAAAGCCATTTGGGAACGCCCTTCGCCATTAAGAGATCATTGGCTGCTATCGGATTCTCAAAGGTGACTATTCAGGAAGGGATTGGAACTTCAGACGGGATGTTTTACGACGGTGTTAGCCTGTATGATGGGTCAATAAAATACGGTGGTTTTGATTGGTCTGCATTTACGGTAACAATTAAGACAAAGTATTCTGTTCTGGTAAGCAATGAAACAAAAGAGCTGGTAACAAACCTGATTCTTTATTATAAAAATGCACGTTCAAAACTGGTCAATGTTATTTATCAAGAGGATTCGCTTTTTTATTACGACGGTACATTAATTCACAACGGAAGTATAAATTATTAACATTCAATATTATGGCTAATTTGGTAGAAGTAGAAAGTTTTGATGAAGGGGTTTATAGAATTGAAACAACAGATCAGGTATTGGGGGGAGAGACAGGAACGACAAATAAGCCTCTCAAAAACCTTACGAATAGAACTAATTGGTTAAAAGCTCGATGGGTGGAAATGGTGGCAAGTATCACTCCGATTACTGCGACTATTTCCGGACTGAAAACCGCATCCACTAAAGATGCAAACGCAACTAAAGTAGCCGGTCAAGTTCCATTATGGGAAAGTGTTTATTCCGTTGCTCAGGTTGATGCGATGTTAGCCGCTGCTGGGCTGAGACTTGCAAGCGGAACGCAAACTATTGGCGATATTGACACAGGCGGTAAAAGTGTAACCGTTCCGCTTGGGAGAACGCTCGACAACAGTAACTATATGGTATTTGGATCAGTGGTATCAAAAGGTACAGCACTTATAGATACAACAGTTACATGGGCTATTGAAAGCAAAGGCAACACAAGTTTTGTTGTCAGATTTCAGGAGTGGAATACAGGAGTGCAGATCATTGATTTCGACTGGGAAATAAAGGCTAAATAAATGGCTAATTTGGTAGCAATTTCATATGATGGCCGGGATTCAGTTGCAAGTATTCAGAGACAATTCAGAGATCATTTATCTGAAAAGGAAATACTGAAAGCAACTGCACGGTCTATCAATGAAGTATCAAAGAGGGTGCAAGGACACATAAGGCGAGAGGTAAGAAAAGAATTCACGGTAAATAACAAATACCTGGATAGAATGTCTTATCTCTCAAAGGCCGCATCCAGTACACGTGAAGGATTATTCAGCAATATTAATTTCAGTTATCGAAACATTCCGATGATTGGATTTAAGCACACTGGAGGTATAGCCAACAAAAAGGGCGTAAAAAGGCCGATAACCGTAACGATGAAAAAAGGACGGGCGCAAACATTCAGGCACGCCTTTCTTTCGACATTCAGAAGCGGACACACGGGAATATTTGCAAGGGGTCGTTATTCAAGGGGTAAATTCGTTTACAGCAACACAGAGACACGCTCAGGGCGAACGAGAATAACAGAGCTAAGCAGTGCGTCACCTTTCACGATGATGTCAATACAGCCAATGCAGGAAAAGATAAGCAACTACATTGAAAGATCATTACCTCCAAGACTTCAATTCTTTTTACAACAAAAGGTTGATCGGATGAGAAACCGATAAAAATTAGTATAATATAACACTCAATTATTGTTTAATTTAAATTACCATTATGAGAAAGTTCATTAGTTTCATGTTGTGCGTGACGTTCCTGATGTTTACATCGGTTGAGCAAGGCTACACGGCACAAAGTAAAGCAGAGACAGGATTCAGTCAAGGTGTGCCCGCAATGGACATATCTGTTAACGCAATGGCAGCACTGCAAACATTGCCCATTAAATATGGGCTTATACATAGACAGTGCGCCAATGTACCGGAAAATCTTAATGAAGCATTAGAATACAACGGACAGATAATCATACTAAATACACAGAATGAAGCCAGGAATGTTAATCTATCAATTAGAGCACACATTGACCCCGGTTCACAGAGTTGCACAATAGAGTTAAGCAACCATACACAGATAGAAAACCTTTTGCCTTATGATCATGGCCTGAATAGGTTGATATAATCATACAGACAATAGATTCAAACAAGATTAAAGCCCTACTCGGTCACATGAGTAGGGCTTTTTATTGTCTTGTATTGTTTTGCTTACAGATTAATACAATTGATTGTCTTGACACGGTGACTAACTTAACAACTGTAAGTAAAACATTAATTATATGTGCGGACTATCAGAATTTCGATAGGTTCTCCGGTGGCTCCTATGGGTCGGGTTCTTAACT